TTACTGGTGACCCAAATGTTCACCTTTAATTCCTTTCATAAACACTATATCCCCATCCTTGAACTCAGGATGAGCTTGCTCAATCTCCAAAGTTTCACGATTCAGCTTACCGCCCAATCTTTCCTCTATGGTATTGATGTAGGTCTGAGCAGCATCCGTGGATTCAAGACGATAATTACCGGTGAAGCAGTTGCATTCTTCGTGATATGTAATATCAAATTTATTAGAGCAATCCAAGGGATGCTTACCTTTGAAATAAGTATAATCATCATTAAGGAATCCATCGAAAATTACACTTTCCTCGTAAGCTGTATTCTTTAGCACATCGCCTCTTTTCCAAGAAAACTTCTCCCAATCACGCATTCCCTTTGAAGGAAGGAGAATCTGTAAGCCATCAAGCCAGCATTTTTCTGTACCTAGTTTTGAATAATCAAACATAAGAGTACTGCCAACTTCATTAGTTGATGTACATTCTATATAAGTACCAACGTCTGTTGTGTGGACTTTATCTAACTCTACATCTATATTATGCAACCAGTCATACAACTTAGTTCCTCGCGGCTTATTCTTTAATATCTCCGCTATGTTAATCTTTTCTTCCATATTATTTTACTCTTTTGAATTGAACATTCTTTCCGTCTTTTCTAGTGCTTGCGCTACAGTCAAAATCTCCGCAAACATTCTCATAGATATTGTTACATATCTCATCGAAAAAACAGCCATTACATTGTTCTTTCTCTGTCTCAACCACCTTCAATGTGACCTCTGCACCAATAGGTAAATCTTCCATAAGCTATTGTTTTTTACGTTTTAATTCTTCCAAGTCGTGTTTCAAACGCTTATGAAAGCTATCTTCGCCATCATCGCCACTAAGTAACCAGTCAATGCGCTGTGCGTAAACCTCGGCTTTCTTTAGTAGAGCTATACCTTTCTTGAACTCCTTGATGGTTTCCTTAGAATACTCGCTACGGTTTGGTATCGTATGATAATGCTTACGAACGTATTCTTTCTCGGAATCCTCTAACCAATGATCTTCAATATACCGATTTACGTCAAATTCATCATCAAGAGAATGTCCGTAGATTTCATCCTCTATTTCCGTGTATATGTCAGCAATTCTGTACTGAGCATAATCAAATGCGCCTCCACTCATACTATTCCGTTCTTTTTAGTTTAAGTTGTCTCATTTTTGCCTTTACTGCACCAACAGATCGTCCTAGAGCCTTTGCAAGTTCTTCATCAGACATCTTGTCAAAGTTGCGTGACAGGAAGTTAACCTGGATGCCGTTCCAAGGAAGGAATGCGTTATTCTGGTGTTCTTCACCATGATAGTCAACGCCATTAAGCTTCAGTCCTTCGTCGGCAGCGTTGTCTATCCTTTCCGGATTGCATACCTTCATTGCAACCACCTGCAAAGCCCTGTAGATCTGACCGCCTTCCTTGAAGTATTCAGCATCCTTATCAGGTATAAGAATCCTGGCAACCTCTCTCATCGAGGCATACATACCATACATAGACTGTATGAATTCTCCGCAAGGTCTTATGCTGCCGGAACTGATGCCACGCTCACTCATAACGTCATCAAACTTCGTACACATATCGTGCAGCATGATTGACAGGTTGTAGGCTACGCATGCATACGCCTGAAGCTTGTGTTCCTTGATGTTGTTCTTCAGAAGTATGTTGTCTGTTGTATAGAAGAGTCTCTGTATATCAATCTTCAGGTCTTCCTCCATGCTGTCTGTAATATCAAGCCAGAGTTCATACTGAGAAATCTCGGTAGTATACTTCTTGAATATACCTATAAGAGTCTCAGAACGGGAGAATGCCTCCTTTATGCGATACTTAAGCTCATGCTTAAACAGGTCCTTCCTCTCACTGAGATTGTCGTGCAAGTCTTTGATTGCCGTCTGCGTGATTGTAGCGAGAGAACCGATAATGAGGTAATAGAGCGAAGTGATATGGTCTACGGTTTCCCTGTCAGGCTCCTTGTAGTTGATGAAGAATGCTCCTTTCGGTGTGAAATTATATGCCGACATTCCTACACCTCCTTCTCTATTGCCAATGCGCAACTGAAACAGAAGACCATCAGAAGCGAAAGGAAAATGTATTCGACCATAAAGCAGATGAACCCGTAACCTGCGATAATTGCTGCGATGATAAGCAGGATCATCACTATTGTATGTTTGTATCTCTTCATATTTACTTTGATTTAATGTTTCCGTATGCAGCCATATAGCTATCAAGCTGCTGCGTTGCGTGTACCAGCTTCTGATTGTAGTTATCTCGCTCTGCCCTAGCTTTAGAGATAAGAACGAAGCTAACAATGAATGATATTACTATCGTTACCACGATGAACAACCAGGGCAGCTTGTGTACCGCATTATTTATTACCTTTGCTGTATTCTTTGCTATACACCAGTGATACCAAGCTATCAGTACTGCCGCCTGCTTAGTTGTTGCATTTAATTTCTTATGTTCTGTGTTCATAATTCTGTGTGTTTGGTTACTCATGTGTTTTGCCAACAATCTCATATGTAGCGTAAGAAGAAGAATTGGACTTATTATCGCTTATCTTCATTCGGAAATGTGTATCTCCTTTTCCGTATTTATTTTGTAAGTATAAACAAAAATCCTTGCATGAAATAGATGCACGTTTATCGGTCTTGCTATAGATAATACTCATTCCAGAATCATTATTGAACACAAGATAATCCTGCATAGTCATCGGGTTTCTCTTCACCACCAAGAACTTAAACCGTTCTATTTCCTCAGTCAGCTCTCTACTAAACATAGCCCTAACAGAGTTTTTTCCGTTTGACGTGATGGTAAACACATTCTTTGGAATAAGACCTATTTTTCTTCTTCCTCTCTGAATGAAATTCAATGTTTCAAATTCTAGATATTCCATATAATTATTTGTTTTTATTATTTACTTTGTTCGGTTGCACCAGTTATCGGTAGATTGCCAATAACCGGCTAACCATATTTCTTTTGGTGTCGCGTCAGGATGCTCACTGAGCCATTCCTCTGCCATTTTACTTACGTCTGCCATTTTGGTCTCGTTTTGATTCTTTTTCAAGTTTTCTCTTTAGTTTTTCAAGAGGTGATTTTTCAATATCGACACCCTTTAAGCGGCAATGTTCTTCGTAGGATATTGCATTTCTTCTAGATTCCTCATCTTCTTTCTTTTGTTTCTCGGCTAACTTTTGAGAATCAATTTCAGCTCTCTTTTCGTATACCTTACACATATACTTGTCGAGAGCTATAAAAAGTTTTTGAGGATTTACTGTCTTTCCTACATAGATTTCGCCATACTCACCCATAGAAAACTCGTAGAAGAATCTAGTAAGTTCACTAGGCGTAAGGTGATAGTATTCTTGTCTGATACGCTGCGCCATCGCCTTGAACTGGTAAGGAGTAGTCGAATCAATAGCACCAATAACCATAAACAAGTCAATGAGCATCATCTTAATCCAAAACTCGCTTGCACCCTCTTTGAAGTACTTATCAATACTAACAAACGACATACCGCCTCTAGCTACAGAATCATATACAGATGTAATTGCATCTGTTCGATTTTGCAAGGTAGGATATTTGTCCAGGAATAGCGCATATTGTCCACCGTATTTTTCCACCGCTTGCTTGCATTCAGTCGGCAAGGATTGAATTAATCTTGTTGAAAGTTCGTTGCTGTTGTTCATAACTATTTATGCTATTGTTTTTGGGAGCGAATAGCCCGGCGTAGTTGTTTCCCATTGAGTACTCAACGATGACCTTTGCGTATTCTGGATTTCCGCTCGATAACTGTAGGAGTTTCTTTTTAAGAGCTTCTAACCCTCGTGGCTTGTAAGTCTGATGCTTCTCTTTCTTGTATGCAAGCCACATATCAAGAGCCTCCTGACAAATGTAGATTTCCTCTTGAGGTTTAACTTCTTCGACCACTTCTGCCTGCTGTTCTTCTGCCTCAAAGTCAGATAAATCTTTTCCTAAGGAGAAGGCAGCGCCCATACAAAAGATTTTCTGCTTTTCCAGGTCATTCGGGAAAAGCTCACTCGACTTCTGTCTGATTTCTTTAGGTAACATCATTGTTTATAAATATTGTTTGGAATTCTGAATATCATGTTCGATGTGCAGAAGCGCGATGTACTCCTCAGAAGAAGGAATATATATGCCGGCTATGTTGCTAGACCAGTTTCTGAAACGTTCGATAGCCTCAGACAGCTCTTCTTTCGTAAGCTTTGCGGTCGATATTACGTATTCCCTGTCTGTTCCGAGCAGATCATCGTGCTTTTGTCGCACAAACAAGTCTCTATTAACAATCCTCTTGAAGTAACAGGTCTTGACTTCATCTAGAGTGTTGCCGGTCTGCAATCCGAAGTAAGCGAGTATCGTGTGAAGGTACTTCAACTGTTGAAGCGTTTTCGCCTTCTTTTCCACGACCTCTACCATACTCTGCTTCTCAATCAGCTTCTCTATCTTCAGTCTGAGATTCTGCACTTCAAGAGGATTCTTGGTATTATACATCATACTATTTCAGCATTGAATGTATCTTTAATCAGTTTCAGTTTGGATGCCAGGTCAGAAGGGCAAATCATCATAGTTCCCTTGCGGCTGAGCTGGCTGCTTTGGCGGAAACGGATTACTTGAATTCGTTTGACCGGAAGCTCCAGCCATAGCTGCCTGTTGTGCTGCTTGTGCTGCCTGGGCGCCTGCCTGAGGATTTCCAACGTTATAGCCACCTTGAACAGGAGCCTGCTGCCCCGGACGAATAACATTCCAAGCCTTTATACTGTTAAACCAACGATCCTGATACTGTCTTGCATCGATATCAAACTGAACGGTGATTGTCTCACCACCCTTGATATTAAACTGAGCTATCCTGTCAGCACCGAAAACTTCGAAACAGAGATGCTTTGGATATTGCTCCTGTGTTTCGATAACAAAAGACTGTGATTTCCATTCTCCTCGCTGCGACGTTCCCGAACGTTCAGGAAGAATGGCAATCACAACACCTGTCATTTCCATATTAATCAATTTTTGTGTAATATAAATACTGAGTTAAGCCTCTGAGTTCGCACCAATCCAAGAATTGGTCTAGGAGGTTATGAATATCCTGCTCCATCCCATCGTATCGATAGACACGGATAGCCGGAGTGTAAGGTATAAGCGGAAGACCACGAACATCATACCCGTGTTTTTCGAGCTTATAGCCATCAAAGCAGAATAGGTCAAAATCGAAGATGTCTGCACCGAACATATCAAGATAGAATCTCCATTGACAGGAATCGTAGTACTGATTATCAGAAGGAGCACTATACTTTGTCTTAATGTCACGGAGCTGCAATCCGTTTACCATATCAGCACATCCGGTTACTACGGCTCTGCCATAGTCTTTATACTTGCGTATCTCATGGAATGCCTCAATGTTTTGGTAGCGGTAGTCCAGGGCAACCTTAATCTGTGAAAGGTCAAGCGTCACAGGGTATCCTTCTATATCAAAAGTTCTGCCCTCCGGCACAGGTTCCTGCTTTTCCTTACCATAGTAAGGAAACGTTCGGTAACCGGCAGGGGCTACGACGCAGGGTTGACAACCAGTCTCAACGATGGCGTGAAACGCAGTTCCAACCCTAGTATACTCATTGCCCTGGAACTCACCAACAATATTATCAATAACGCTCTGCTCCGTTACCTCATAGTTGTCATGTTCACTCTGTTCGATGTATCTTCTAAAAGACTCTATAGTTGTTACTCTGACGAGTGGCTTGCTACTTTTTCCCATCGTTAGCAGGTTTAGTCTCTTCCTTCTTCTCTGTCTTCTTGGTGGCAGACTTTTTGTCCTCGGAAGGCTTAGTGAACTTGTTGCCAGCAAAGACGAATCCCTTTGCAGTGAGAGCGGTGTTGATCTCATTAAAGAACGGCTGCTTCATAATCTGTGGGAGTTCCTTACAATCAGCTAGGAGTTTTGCAGCAGACTCATCATCCTCGACCTTCGCAAGCTCTCCACGCAACTTGGTAATAAGCTCGTTTGCCTTGCGCTGTGCCTCAGACTTAGACTGAATAGACTGCTTCACCTTCTTGATGATGTCTGCCATAAATGTTGAAAACTCAGGAGAAGTAGCATCAGGAATCTCTGTCATAGGAATCTGCGCAACATTCTTGCCGACGTAGTTGTCATTAGGCTCGAAAGAAACAGTGCGCTTCGCATTAATGAGAGAGATGAAGCCTACCTGGTCCGCGATGCGGAGAAGCAAATCCTTGGACTGACCGGTACAATCTGGTGAGTGCTTGATAATATCACCCTCAGACTGCTCCTTGTCGTGGCATATAAAGATGATATCCGAACCATTCTGACGAAGTACGTTAACGAATGCTTTGAAGTCATCAGCCATACGGCCAAACTTCTTCAATGTGTTCTTCGCCAGCTTGTAGTCGGTCTGAACTGCATAAGTTGAAAGATAGTCATCAAGCGTTGCCTTTGCGGTGTCAACGATGATTGTCTTGTAGGAGGTCATATCATTCTGAGCACCCAAGATGTCTTCCCATCGGTTGGCTACGAGGGTGTCTACTCGCTGAACACTGCGGTCATAACCTCTGTCTGTATCTACGAGCAAAGGAACCTCTGCTGTAGTTGCAACTGATGTTTTGCCTGAACCAGGCTGGCCATAAAGAACAATAATAACCGGACGTTCTGGCGTAACGTCATCTTTTTTAATAATTGGCATTTTATTTTTTTGTTTAAAAATTAATCACTGATACTTCCATTCCCAGTCTTTGCAAACGTAATCTCCATTGTAGCTTGCGTTAGGATCAGTACAAATCTGAAGGAAGATACAATCGTGACAACTCCTCTTATAGTGGAGAGCGAATCTACTGTTTGCCATACCGGGAATGATTAATGTATTCTATCTAAATATCTGAAGTAAGTTTCCACCGTCACGCTTTCGCCCTTTTCATTAAGGCGTTCATAATGAAGTGGAACCTTACCGAGTTTTCTGCCCTCACCTTCAATGTAGTTGAGGTATGCCGCCTTTCGGGCCAGCTGTACCGACTTGCTTCGTGGAAGTTCCATGATGCACGCATGTACCTTACGCAAGTCAAGTACAGCAAAGGCCATCTTGGCGGGCATTTTTGCTATTCTGTTTCCAACTTCTGTCATTCTTTATTTTCTTTAGACTCAGAAGATGATGGAGCTACATGCTCGAAGACATCCATGACCTTAGTCTCATTGAGGCCTACGATATCATAATCAATAAGTGTTTTCCCCATCACCTCATCAACATAACGAAGAGCACGGGCAAGCGACTTTGCCTGAACGAGGTAATTGACATTACTACGCTTCTCCTTCTCACTCTTTTCATCAATCGTGATGAATTGGAGCTTTGCTGCGTACCATTTGTCATCTTCACTATTGTCAGAGAAGAAGACCTCTTTGAAATTCGCCTCCTTTGTGCTAGGGACGTTCATGTCACCACTAGAATAGACAGCCATTTCTTCGATGATAGAAGCTTCTGCACCTGTACAAGACAGAGCTTCAACGATGTAGCACTCGCTAACGACCTTTTCTGAACCGTCTTCCTGAGTTTTCTGATACTTAATCTTGGTTTCGAACCAAGAACCTGTTTTTGATCTCATTGTTATACGAATTAATGTGTTAATACTCGGCGCCAGCGTCCACGCTTAAATTTCTTGTCCGCGTGAATTCCGAACAATGCTGGTGTTGTTACGCCATTCATCATAGGAAGCAAATTGTCCTTCTTCAAAATACGTTCGAAATGTGAAGAAGTGACAGGAGCGTGGCAGATGATGTTCTTCTTGACATCATACAGGTTTCCGTACTTTGATACTACGCCCATTACTCGCCATCCTTCTTTTTTGCAACCAACTTCTTGACGAAATCCATGAAGTTCTTTGCCTCTTCGCCAGTAATCTCGATTGCGCCGGCGACCTCTTCGGTTTCCTCTTCATTCTCACCAGGAGCTTCCATCTCAGTCTCCTCTTTCTTAAGACGAACACCGAGGAGAGCTTTAGGATTGTTGTGCAACAATCTATCGAGAATCAGTAAGCAATGAGTCTTTTCAAGCGAAGCATCCTCACGAACGACCTCATCAGTACTTTCAATGATTTTCATCATCTCGTTGTACTCTTCTGCGGACTCACAGTTTTTTGCGAGTACCTGGATAACCTTGAAGCGATCAACTTCAAAAGTCAACTTAATCTTTCCTTTGTTCATAATTTAAAAATATTTAGAATAAAACTTACTCGTCTTCCTTATCCCAACCAAGGAGATGTGCTACGAATGATACAGCAGCGAACATAGCTACTGTGGCTACGAGACTATTGAAAATGATAACCATATCTTTTAGATTTTACACCTTATTATATAATAGTACAGTCGGACGGTGGATAATCAACGATTTTCCACTCATTCTTCTTTACCTTGATAGCCTTTCGGAATATCACGACTGCTTCGCCGTTATGACGCTTTCTATTGTGAGCGATAAGTCTTGCTACCACAGCTTTCGTAGTTATCGAAAACTCTCTGAGCTTTGATGTGTAGAGGCTCTTGACATCGCATATCACAATCTTATCGCCTTCCCGGTAAACGAAGTCGGCAGTATAGTTATGCCCGTAAAGCAGTGACATTCTCACGTACTTAACCTTAGTCTTAAGCTGCTTTGGTTTCAGCATCCATACCGGGTTGATGGCCGTGATGGTTACCTGTCTATGTATGCAGCTTATGCCAGGATCATCAAGGATGGTCTGCAAGTACAGGTACTCTTCCCTTGAATCGTATTCGTTCCCGTCAGGAGCGTAATACTTCTTTGAACCTACGCGTCCCATGTCTTGCCGGCCTCCGCTCCGGGATTTTTAAAAAGCAGATTGATGGCCTCAGAGCCATATCTCTGCCACATTTTGTTACCCCACTGAACAAGATATTCACCCTTTCGGGCTTCGAGCTTACCGTCCGTACATTCCGGTTTAAGGCGAACAGTAATATCCCTTCCGTTCTGTTCTATGCTTTCAACGCATTCCAGATTCCGAAGAGCATTAATGTTTTCCTTACTGATTCTTATTATGTTTTTAACTTTCATCTATAGTAAAACCTCTCCGTTTAGCCAACCACGCAAGGCAGGAGAGGTGATTGCACGTGGTTATTGTGAGATGGAGTAGAAGTCAATGTTAAAGGGAGGAGGAAGAATTGACTCCCTCACTCCCAAAGATAATCAAAAACTAGTAATTTATGGCACTCACAATTAAGTGAGCCACATGCAGGACTCGAACCTGCGACCTGTCTGTACCTTAGACCGCTCTGACCAACTGAGCTAATGCGGCTTGTGTCTCCTACCTTCACAGGCAAGAGGATTTAATACTCAAAAAAAATATGAATAATTTATAAGAGTGTGCTGACCGCTGTCAGCTAAAGCAAAAACATTTTTAGAATTTTACCTACTCGGGAAGCCCAGGGGAGACTCCAACTCCCAACCTCGCGGATAGTACCACGGCTCTATGCAGTTGAGCTACTGGGCGACGCATAAGTTAACCAATCAAAATTCTTGAAAAATGAAAGAAAATTGGTCTGAGAGGATGGATTCGCACCATCGACCTCCAAGGACACTTCCCCCGGCGCTCTACTACTGAGCTACTCTCCACAGAAATAAAAAATAATTCCTTCTAAAAGAGATAGACGTACCCTATCTTCTCAGACCAGATACGCAAGAAACAATCTTTTCACATATAAACAATTTATAGCTTAAAAAAATAAACATTTGTGGCAGGTACAGAACTCGAATCTGTGACCTCTAGGTTATGAACCTAGCGAGCTACCAACTGCTCCAACCTGCGATGTATGCAGCCTATCTTCACAGACGAGCTGCATGTTTAAACTGAGTAAAATTTGAATACAATGAATTATATGTTGGAGGCTAGGGCTCAACGAAGAACCACTTGCGATGATAAGATCGGTATCATTTTGTTATCGCCGTGCATCAGTTACACTACTAACCTCTTGATTATATTTTATGAATGAGCAATTCTCACTTCATTTGGATTTACCAGACTGCAACGTTTTCGGCAGTGCTTGCACCGACAATTCTTCATTCCGGTGTAGTCCGTCTGCTTACTTGATGCAGATTAGCTGGATTTTCGTATGTCGTGCGTCCTTTCGCCAGGTCACGGCATCCATTGATGCTCTCCAGTTACTTCTTTTCCACGCATACTATTTCTGTGCATCAATATGTCAAAGAACAATTCTTTCATGTCCGTTCATAGAAACTCTCATCTGACGCAAGATTGTCGCTGCCCGAACGACCTACTTTATAAGGTATAAGGACTTACCTTTGCGCCGTCAGAGAGGAATTCAACTACTAAACGGAACTAAAAAAAGAGTGTGACTGAGGAGGGGTTCGAACCCATCGACCCGGTGATTAGGAATCAACCTGCTCTATCCAACTGAGCTACTCAGTCTGATTGGGGCGAAATAAGCTAAACGAACAGACATCGCCCCAAAGTATCTACCGCTGTAGATAAAACCCAAATAATTAATAACTAACAATCATACTCTCACGAGCAAATGAAACAAATCTATAACTTTAACCATACCAATATTCATCATACTTTCAATGCTAGCAGATGATCCTATTCTTTTCTACCATCTTTCGAACATCAGAGACCTTATAGAATATGGTGTTTCGCACCTTATAGTAAGGCAGAACACCCGATTCTCTCAAATCTTTTATGTATTCCTTGCTAACACCGCCAAGGTATGCCAGGATTGTCTTATTGGTCAGGAATTCCTGGTCTACTTCCTTCAACGAGATGATTTTCTCCACCACGTCGATACCGACCTTACTTCGATTCTTGCCTGACATAGGTCTAGTCTGTATGTTCTTTACGTAACAAACTAGCAGCTTTCGCCAACTTCTCTATCAGAGAAAGAGTTTCTTTGCGACTGAGTAATATCGATGCTCCGTCAAGTTCCTCGTTTTCATCACTATCATAGATAGTAACACAAACTAAATCATCCCCAACTTCAGTTGGGTTCTTTTTTTCATCAACACAAAAACCCGTTGTAGTCAGAACTTCATAAGACACGTCAGGATTGAATTTTGAAACATCCCTTGCAAGATATTTCTCGCAATGGTTTTCCTTGATGAATTTATCATTAATTTCTTCTTGTGTCATATTTTACTTCTTTTTATTACCATTATAATATCCGTCAAGCAAGTCTGGATTTTCAAGAAACTTATTTATAAAGTACATCTGTCCCTTGCCTGTAATCTTCGTAGTGAAGACTTGTATAAGCTCTCCATCTTTTCCCTTTCGATAGTCCGGCTTAACGACAAACAATTCTTGTTCCGTGTATCGCTGAAGAGGTAAATTCCATTTTTCTCCAGTTTTGCAAAGATAATTGTTATCTCGCATCCACCTAAAGAGATTATTCTGTCCTATCTTAATACCATTCTGTGTAAGAATTTTAGCGAACTCTCCGAGAAGGCACCCTTCTTTTGCAATGGTCATTGCTCTTCCGAATACAGTATAAGGCTCATCATCCTTGGATTTCTGTTCGAGTTGCTTGATACGCTCTTCTCTTCTTTTAAGAGTCGCTTGTGCAACAACAAGAGCCCTCGCCATCAAATCCTCTTCGGACTCATTGTCTTTAGCGACCATATATCCGCCATCCATTCTGATGCTTGGAAGAACCTCATCAAATACCCACTTTTGAAAATCTTCGGCATTTGACTTACGAGACATAAACACACACTTATAAAAATTAGCTTCATTTATATAAGTAAGTTGTACTTTCTGTGAAGTCGTAACTCCATACTGATTTGTTGTTTCAGAGACCCCGTCGGTTAAAACGACACCGTCTTGATAAAGTCTTGTTTTGCAGTCACGTGAATTTTTAATATCCAATGCCCTGCAAACATCAGAAAGACAAAACATAGGTTTTTCTTTCGTTCCTGATATTCGGATAGCTCCAAATATTGGACTTACCTTTGTGGTACTAATGTTATTCATTCCTAACCTCCTATACATTAATTATTATCACTCAACCGGAACGGCGGTAATAATCGCCGTATGGTTCTTATAGTCTGCCGAGGTTGAGTATTTGAGCACACCCTTCGGCAAATCTTCGTATTGAGCAAGCTGATAAGCGTATGTTACTGCCGACCGAACTGCTCTTGCGGACTCAAGCAGGAAGACTTCAAATTTTCCTGGTTTGATGCCCAATATGTCCTGTTTTGTTATTCTTGCAACTTTTTTCATCTTTGTTACTTAAATATTCCATTAAAAATTTGGAGGTATGCGAAAAAAGTCGTATATTTGCAGTGTCAATGTAAAGTACGTACTTTCGGTCGCACAAGCCTCCGTTTGTAACGGCTTTGTTGGTTACTCGACCGTTAACGAGTGCAAAGGTACATGAATTTCGTGTAATCACCAAGCGATTTACACGTTTTTCTTGTACCAT